TAGGCGTGAGTCAGCAACCTCACGTAACCCAGCGTAAAACATATCAACAACGTCGTCCCATTTACTGGGGCGCCATTTTGGCACTTCGAGTCTGAAAGGCATAGGTATTTTATTGTCGGGGTCCAATAACATCTTTTCGTACGCAGATGTTATGACTTCGACTGCATCGTCTTCTTCCATTTCTCTTGATAGGAACTGGAGGCCATCGATCAAGGCATCCATGGCGTCAGATTCACTCTGTTCGCTGGTGTAGTACACCAGTTCCTTATCCTGAGCAGGTATCAAGGTGGCGCCAGGCTCGACAACAGACTCCGGGTTGTCCGCCGGTGAAGGTGGTTCGTCTCGGGCGGGTTCTTCTGCGTGTTCAAGAGGGATGTCACCTGCGCCCGCGAATCCCATTGCCTGGTAAACCCAGGTCTTTGTATAGTCGGCTTCAGGGAATAGACGGTCGTACACCGTTTTAAAACTGCTTGGTGGTTTTAAAACCAACCAGGTTCCCTGTATAACTAGAAATAAGAGAAAAGACCAGACCGCTGATCTATGCCACACCCCCTGAAGTAACACGGTTGTGCAGTTGTGGGATGGGCCGTATGGCCTTTCCTCTTGCCCTTTAAGTAATTGTATTTCATGGAAAGGGCAAGGGAAAGAAATATGGCCTGGATGCAGTTCTCTCTTAACCTGTTCTAGTTTGAATGGTTGGCCGATTTCATGGGCGTCGACGAATTTGCCTTCATAGATGGTGTTGGTTTCATTGGCCCTAAGCAACCAATGACCCCAAGGGAATGGGAACGTAAATTTTCCCCTTGTTACTGGTTCCCAGACGATCTCAAAACGTTGAGTATACATGTTGAGACCATCTTGGGTTAATTGCCACCACCAGGTGTAACAAATAACAAGGGCGGAACAGGTTACGACCCAGCTAGGCGCAATTAAAACGACAGGCCACTTCCAGAGTGCCCCGAGCGCCATCTTCATAAAATCGCGCCTTAAAATAAATTGGCGGATGTTCCTATTTATGAAGGTCGGGAAAGAAAGAAATAAGGCAACATAAAACAAAAAATGATTTGCCCCGAAAATGGTGAACAATACAATCCTAAATAACACATGTAGTGTGAAAGGAAGTATGACGTGCAATTGAGTGGAGTAATAACTCAATAAAAACACGTAGGTCAACCATTTAGGGCACGACATTTTAAAACCCGTTTTAACAAGCCAACCAAGGTAGGGCAACACCGATGGTTGGTGAAAGTCTTTCTGCGTCGGCATCGTGTGATAAATCCGGTCAAGTGATTGATCCAACACGATGGGCCGGCACCCACATGCTATGGCGGTTTGAACCGCGCCTGCGCCTCCCGTCATGTATATCGCGTTATAATGACGGAAGATTTCATTATGGTCCCCATCTGGCACCCGTTCATAAGAGTTGCGAATCTCGAGGGGGATGGTCATCGGGTCTGCACTACCCGATAACCATCCTACCTTGCCTGTGTTAAAATTCGCCCTCTTCTCGACGAGCCGGATACCATCTAGGGATCTTGGCAGATTGCAGCCTTTTAGGCAACCGATTTGCCAGTCCGGTCTGAACTCCAAAGCTAACTGCTGGGCAAACCAGTCAGCAACTTTGTTGACTAATGGGACTGATGATTTGTTTTCATCGGTTAAATACCTAATGGGTTCGATATAACGTGTGGGTGGGGCCATAGTGTACGACGTTGCGTTTGGCAACCCCAAATCGACGTGGGGGCAGAAAATGGCTTTGAAACCGAGGTAACGGTTGAATTGGTTTGCCATGTAACCTGGCACTAAGGACCATAACTTACCCTGTTTGAGTTCAGCCAGATCACGGTGTGATGCTGTTTGAAGGGTTTGCATATGGACCTTGATGCCTAGCCACATGGCCAGGAAACCAAAGTACCGTAAAGGGACATGATCGCCACGGGTGCCCATTGTCGGAATGGACAAATATTCCGAAGGATCCCCTTCCGGGAATTCCTTCGGGCCGTGGATCACTTGGTGCCCCATATTTGGTTCAAACACCATTTTGGAGAGGGTATTTGTTATTAGCCAATACCCAAAGGCTATAACACCGGACGTGGTCAGGACCGTTCCAACACTGAGTTGTATTGAGGCTGTAACGTTCCTGAGGAATATGGAAATAACCACAACCACGGTTGTTGTAAATATGAACCACCCTTTGTAAAGGGTGTTGGCCAGGCTGTTCTTGAATGACTCGAAACTTAATTCGACCTGCTCATCCAAATTGTTTTCAGCTCCCCTGGCATACAACAACCGTCGAATGGATTGTAATCCCTTGATGCCTAGTGTTTCGCCTCTTGTGTCATGGATTAATTTGCCATGTGAATCGTAGTAATAACGGCGATGATTTAATACTACCCCAGGGCATAAGGCCCCCGGGAGCTGGCTAAGTTCGTGGCGTGGGCTGGCAATATGGTGCCAGGTTTCTTGTGACATCAGAAATTCCTCTGCACCATAAATGGTACAGGTGTTTACAAGGTATTCTAATGCCTGTTGGTTTCCCACATAATGCCCACTATGAAAGGATGAGGCGCCCGCATAGGCCAAGTCAAAATAAAAACTATTTACTTGCGGGAAAGGGATAGAATCGAAGAGCTTAGGAAGACCACCTACGTAATCTGAGCTCCTTCCATTAACGATTGTCACAATCTTTGGTTGCATGACTGTGAACAATGGAAGGAGCCGCAGGCTACGTAGGGCCAGGCCCTTAAGAGGCACATGAATGTTCATGCCATTGTCTGCCCTACGAGACAACCTGACTTCACTATCGGTGATCAGGTTAATCGTAGGTCCAGGTGGATCGAAGTCCAAGTTGGCACTAACATAAATGTGACCTTCTTTGAAATCCCAGTCCCTTACTGTTTCCATTATCATGGCACAATAAGTGGACACCTCGGAATAAACCTCGTTAGGAAGCCTCGGATAATTATCCAAGAAATCACCCGACAGGCCGTGGGGGCCTGAATTTGACAGGGCCCGGAGGTCCTTGTCCTGTTCCGGGTGCCTTAACGTTAACATGGTACCGTTAACGACGAAGGCTTCCTTTCGAGGAGGCTGATAATCCAGTTCACCAACAGGTGAGATAGGCCCTGGATTGGTTTCAATGCCGACCAGTCCCTCATTATCAGCTTTTGGGCGAGGGGCTTGTTTCATTTTACCTTTTCCTTTTGAGATCCTATCTTTCATGGATCTCAATTGATCGGCCATCGAGGATTTTGGTGGCTCGTTTTCGAATTTTAATTTTTCCCCAAACACCATAGGGGCAGTATACCCAAGGGCATTCTTAGCACGAGGATTTTGTGGCTGACCAAAAGGGTATTGAGCCCTCGCTAGACTACGCTGGTCAGCGTCAAGATCGGCGATCATCCTGTTGTACAGGCCTTGGCCGATCTTTGTTTGCCAATCCGAGTGGTAAGTGTGCCGGTATCGTGCCCTTAGTGACTTCCCGTTCATGTTGATACCTTCCATATCAATCCAATCACGGGTCGTCGGGAATTCTTCACCCCAGTCCACAGCCGTCTCCGGCATTGGACCCACTTGAACCACCTGCAAAGGTGGCGGCGGTGGCGGGGGAACCGGTGGTGTAGGAGGAGAAGTTGTTGTCAACTGTGGAACCGGCGGTGCCGGGGGCAGTGACACAGGTGCCATCATCGGTGATGGTTGGACCCCTTTTGTGTATTTTTCCACAACGTGGACTTCTTCAACAACGACCGTCTTGACGATCTTCAGCTCGACAGGGATGGGTACATCCTTGGGCATGATAGGTTCCACGTCTGGCCCGTAAGGGTCACAAACCGTGGAAGCTATGCATGTTTCAAGTGTGTGGCTGTCCATTTCCAACTGCCTGGCCATGATCTTACGCCATTTTGGTAATTTACCGCGATATAGTCGGACAAACCCCTTAAAGGTTAATTTTAGTCCGACAGGGTGATCCCAGAAATTGTCACCGCGGTTCGTCACCATTAAGTCTGGCGTACCGTCGTTGTTGGCGAAACGTGTCCACGTTTTCCCTTGGGCGACGATGTCCCTTCCTCCAATGGCCACGCTTAAATGGTGCCCAGTCAACCTGTAAAAAAACCCCGCTTTTGTCACTTCCATTACTGGGAGGATTGGGATTTTAGAACGACAGGTCAATTGGCCATCTAAACGCTCGTTGGGACATCGTGAGATTAACTGACGCTCCAAGTCACTAACCTGGGTAACAGATGAGATTTTGGCGTTCACCAAACACCTTATGGCCTTGGCGAAATCTCTGGCTTTCGGGTCATCATCGGCCCCGTTATCCAGCATCTGTAGCCCGAGATTGATCATCGGCATGTAGTTAACCTGTTCGGAACCCCCTGAACCTGCCTGCGTTTGGTCAGCCCCGACCTTCCAATTCGAAAACCCGTAGCTGTCTTCCAACAGCGCGTGTAATATCGATTCTTCGAAACCACCGAAAGCAGTCCCGTCGACGTGAGGCTTAACCTCTCCGATATGCCACACATTTGAGTGGGGTTTCCGTGAAAGTACAGGAACCAAAACTGAGCGTGGCCTTTCCCGCATGATCCAAAACAGTTTAGCTAGTCTTGGATAGGGGCCAATAGCCGATGCCAGTTCTTCCCATTCTTCGTATGGGAAACAGGCAAGCCAACAATACCCTGGTGTTTGCGGTGCCAGGGATGGGCAGAATCTGCCCGTGTAATAACAATCGGTTGAACCCCCGACGCGAGGTCCTCCCGATCTCACACATGCGAGGAAGGTCTTGCGAAAATTGAAAATGAATTTGATGGCCTTCCTCCGGCACATCAAATTCTCGGCATTCAGGCGCCGTTGTTGAACTCCACATTCCTGGAGTTCAATTCTCCGCTCCACTCGGGATTGGAAATAGGCGTTTGTCCTTTTCCTTTGCCAGAAGGACCATCCGGGACGAGCACGATCTGCGTACCAACGACGGGTTTCCCCCCCGCGACAGATCCAGCTCGGGACGGTGTCTTCATCTGACCCTACGTCCTGGAAAGTGTTGTCGTCATGCAACTTCCAGGTTGGGGTTTGGACACTCGTTTTAATGCCTTTTGCAAAGCTTTCCTTCCGTATCACGTTTGTTCGGATCCGGGAGGCTATGACGGCCTTGCGACTTTCCCGTTCTCTGCGGGCGGAACGGATGGCCCAATCTCTCACCCACGCGAAGGTCTTCTTCGTAGCCATGGGAGCAGTTTCATTCAATGCGGCCTCCACCGGCATTGAATAGGCAGATTGTTCCGCCTTGATTAGAATCGCTGATCGGCGATTCGCTAGTCGGGACCAGGAGGCCGCTTCTCGCTGGATTCTCTGCGAATCCATAGAGCGAAGAGCAACCTTGCGGTCGTGTGCTCCTTGTTCGGAGCGCTCCGCCTTCCCAGCCCATTCGCGTGCATAGGCCTTCATGGCCACAGTATCCTCGATGCGTGCACGGACGGCATTAGGGATCCTTATTACCGGGGTGGTCCGGATCACTTTAACTGGTGACACAGGTTTATCGGTCCCTTTACGGGCTGGTCGCTCACCATGACGACCGCAAAGGGTGTACTCCCCGGCTTCACATCGGCAGCTGCAGGGATCGACACGGGTCTCGCGGAGCACGAGACGTTCCTCCATCGTCTGAGAAGGGAGGGACGGTAACTCCACCAAAACCTGGGGTGCCACTGTCATTTTCCGGATAAAAGGCCGGAAAAGAGCCATAATATCCGTCTTAGGGCGGAAAAGTGACACAAGATCTACCTTTTCTCCGGGTGGCAGTACCCGTGCATCCTCCATCGAAATGGCCGGAGGAGTGCACACTTCGGGGATACCGAAGAAGGGGAACAAGTCCTGTTGTTGCACCCGTTCACAAACGGGTCTTTCGCAGCAGGAACAGCAGTCACAATGACTCTCTTCCTTGGCGCCGCATCCAGGGCACTTGAAACACTCTTCTTCGGTTTCGAAGCCGAAGTCGAGAGAAGAGAAACGGTTTTTGGTGACGATGGTTTTCTCCACCGGAATTGGGGCCACGATCAAGTTGGCCTTTCGAGACGCAGCCAGGCATGCCATTCCCTGGGCATTGTACCGGCTGATAATGTCTCGGAAAACATGGCGACTCGTCCCTACGGACGGAGCAGCCCAACTGGCATACCAGTCTGGAGTTTTCCGAGGCATGATTTCGGGTTTTACCCATTTCACCGTGGGCACGGCCTCCAGGGTGGGCGCCACCGCAACTATGACAGGGACAACTGTCATGGTGTTGGCGACCACTTTTGGTGCAGGGGTTTCAATCCTGCAGTGGGAACGATCGGTAATATTTGCCGCGGCATCGACGCGGCCACAAACGCACAGCACGTCATCACGCCCGCATGATTGACACTTAAAAGTGTCAAAATCTCCATCACGGAGAGCGTCTTGATGCTCGATGTGCTTGTTCTTACAACAAGCACACACCCATGTCTTCTCGACGAAATGGATGGTGTCCAAGGCGAGCTCTTGGACGGATTCGCAACGCACGCATTGCCAACCACGCTTGGCTTCTTTTGCCTGGAAGCGGGTCTGGGTTTTCTTGGAGTATTGGAGCTCCGACTCCCGGGTGTTCCGATAACCAGTACCCGACTGGTTCCAGTTTATATCTAGACGAGTCTGGAATCGCCTGCCCTTCTTAATTGTCTTTGGGCGAGTTACAGGGGTAGCTGTCCCTGCTTCGGTGGCTCGTCCACCCACGCTCCGTCTTTCCGGAGTGCCAGGAAAATTTGACGACATTTTAATCGGCCCGTTAAGGAGGGCAGCCCATATTTTGCCCGAAGGCGATGGCGCGACGCGTCGCGTACGAACGAACGTGGTGCACACGGCCTCCCTTCGCTCCTATGTCAGTGTATTTATTAACATAGCGGATTAATCTTCCTTGCAACTTATAACCTCACAGAGGTATCCAACGGTGACGCTGGTTCCTTGTCCTGGCCTCCCACCTTCTGAGGGTGGTTTCCCATGGCCGGCCAGAACAACAAACAAGACGCTTTACTGCCGCGGGATTTGCAGGTACCGAGCTTACGCTCTCCCGGAAGAAAGGGTCAACCGTGCTGTTTTAGCACGATCAGACGTTTACGACGTCAACGGCTCTAGCCGAGCAGGCCCATGCGAGATGTGGACAGGGACGAAGATCACCTTCGAACCCGTACCACACCGGCACAGTCAACGAGTCCATTGTAGGGCCCCGGATCTAATGATGCCTGCATCAATCGAACCGCGCCCTACTCCCCGAGTTTAACCGACTCCTCGGCTATAGCATGCTATAGGAACATTACACCCCTATGACCAGGGAACGGTAATGTGACTTTTCGGTCGTGTTTATAGCCCAACAACCACTAGGCTTAAGTCGCAGTTCACTAACCCGCAAGGGGTTAGCAAAAAGAGTGGTCCTTCCCTACCGGGGCCTCGGTAGAATTGTCAGCTGGTTAGCGAGACCAACGAAGAAAATTTGTCCCCTGTTCTGCAGGGGTTCTTGTCGTGCCAGTACGATGGCAGCGGGGGGAGCGAGCCCTAAACACGTTGTCTCCCTGTGCGGCAGGGAGGGTTGTCAGACGGTGCTCCGTCAACGAGCCCCAATGGGGCCGGGTGGCAATGCCCGACGGTCGTGCTGCGACCATTTTGACGTATGATAGTACTCTATCAACGAGCCCATTCCTGGGCCGGCTTGCGATGGCCAACGGTTGGGCAGCAACCAAGTTGGCATTTTGGCAGTATGATGCCAGCAACACCCAGGATAACCCTGGCCTGTCTTCACCTACAGAGTCAACATGTAGGGTCCAACTGGGGTGTCTAATAGTAACCGCTTTAAACGTTGCTACTTTTCCCCGGCCGTTTCCAACGATAACCGTGTCAAACGTTGTCGCTTTAAGTTCACCCTAGGTAAGTGGACTCCACTAACGAGGCCGCAACGGCCCGGCACGCGAAGGCCTCCGGTTGTGCGGCAACCATCTTGACGGGTGTTGACAGTATGATGTCAGCATGGCCACTGAAGGCCCGGTTTGCTAAGACCGACGGTCGTGCAACAAACAACAAAATAGAATTTCTGGAAATCAACCAGAACCTCTCATCAACGGTAAATCACCAATGAATAGAGAGCCCTGTTAAAGTCAGGGACAGAAATTCACTTAGTTATTTATAAC